TTGTACCACCAATTAAAGATACATCAATTCTTTTTAAAGTACCGCCATCCGATATTAATAATTCATCAGTTGAATCAGGAGCAACAGCAAGTTCTGTTTGTCCAGATATAACATTGTCATTAAGATGTTCACTTTCAACAGCATCATCTGCAATTTTTGCTTCTGTTATTGCATCTGCTGCAATTTTTGCAGTTGTCACATTTAAATCTGCTATCGCTGCAGTATTTACTGACCCTGCACTAGGTGCATTTGTTGCAGTTGCTCTACCTAAAAACACACAATACATTTCGTCCGTACCATTAACCAACGCTGCGGATAGTGTAAGAGTTGTGCCCGATGCAGTGTATGCTTTACCGGATCCTGGCTCTTGGACAATGTTGTTAATTACAAGTCTGATATCATTTTCGTTATTTACGGAGTGATCTAAAGTGTATGCAGTTTGAGAGTTTACGATTGTAAATACTTGTCTCTCAAAACTTATGAAGCTTCTTGCGGGTGCGTTTCCTAAATAGGCCATGAATCTCCTTACGTACTAATTGCATCGACAACAGACATCCAAACACTTAACGAACTTGCCGTGTCGGATTGTGCTTTTACCACGTCTCCCGATTCAATTACTATCTTACTCCCACCGTCTATCAACTCTAACGATCCGCCACTGACGATTGGTGCATTTTTAATTAAGTAGTGGTCTTGAGAACCACCTGTTACTGATGATGTAATAAACACACTTGCACTTATTGTTGATGTAGTTGTGTTTGCTAAACGAATAGAGATAATTGCATCATCTGAGTTACTAGTATGAATAGCAACTGCTGATGTTCCTACATCTTGGTCTCCGTATCTTTCAAAATCTTGTGCCATATTACTCCTATACTATAAGGCGATTGCCATTGCAACCGCAAATCCTGCAGATATTCCTGCTGTTCCACTAGATGCTGCTGTTACTCT